GGATGGTTTGTGTTTGACACATACGAACGAACTTTGAGAAAAGAAACCTACTTTTCTCATACCGAATAAGTATGCCAAATCTCCCGTGCTATTGGGAGAAAATGCGCAATTTAATGCGCTGAACAGATGTTTAAACGTCGTCCCCGACGCCTGTTGAAAATTATACAGGAGATAATGTGGAACTAATATAAACCTTTTGGGGTTCAGAAGCGGTGAAGACATGGGAACGAAGTACGTCATCATAGCGCTCTAGAAACTGAAGAGAGTTATTATAGTGGCACAAAAAAGGGTTGAGAAGGGACTTATGTTTTTCGAAAGCCTCCTGACTGTGATAGGCCCATTCGCGGAGTGCGAAATGAACGTTCACTGCGAACTGCTGTGGAACAGTTTTGTCAGTAGGTTTCTTAATCCATTGGGTAGCCGACTCAAGAGATTCGGGGTTGAGGGGACAAAAAACGAGACCCTTTTCTTCTTTATAGGAACGTTGAAGAAAAAGGGCTTGTTTAAGAGAAATGTGAGTGTGAAGTGTAGGAGATTTATCCTGCTCAGTACAATCGTGGTTGAAAAGGTAGGATCGGAAGGCTGCTAAGGAAGGGCCATCCCAGATAGTCCAATCACGACATGCTAAGTTGGAATCATCACCAAACACAGCGAGTGAGTTGTAAGAATCAAAAGGTTGTGAAGAAACAAGTTTCCAAATCTTTCTGTGTTCTGCTGAATTTTGAAGAGTATTAAAAACGGAAGTCATCCATGAGCCGGAAGGCATTTGAACGAGGATAACTATTTTATTCTTGAAAATGAGAAAAACACAAAATGTTGAGGAAATTAGTGACTTTAAAAGATTTCTAAAGTAAGTGGGGGGGGTGAAGAATAAGCAAAAATTTTCATAGAAGCCTGGGGAAAAGATATTGACGGGAAATCGAATATCCCAACCTGAGACATCGTGTGAAAGAACATTTTCGCTCATTTGTTTGAGGTGAAGGTAGAGTTGACGCCATTCGAAGCCATAGGGGTTTATTCCTAGCTTTGAGTCGCCAGAGGTCGTACGTTCAAGGTAAGAAACAAAAATTCCAAAAATGGAACGACAGAAGAGTTGATGGCCGAAGCCACCACCGGTAAAGAAACGAGTTTCTTTATCGATGACGCGTTGAACTGGACGATCCTCGTCTTTGAGATTAAACTGAAAAAGGGCTGGACAGGTAATCCCATGACGGGCATAGTAGTGACGAGCGTAAAACTCCCATTGAAGCTCTGGGTGAACCCAGAGTCCTTTTTTGGTTGTAAGTTTTTCGAAGTGTGAGGGGGTTGGGACAAGTGTAGGAAGTTCATTTATGATATACCAGAAGGGAATATTGCAAGAAACATTTTCATGTTCTGATTCTCTGACCACCCAGTCTGATCGGCGGATGCCAAAAAGAGCGTGAGGGTGGCCAAAGCCTGTTGTGAGATCGACAGGATGCATATTTCCCATTGCTGGAATACCTTCAATGGCTTCTTGTAGTGAAATTGTTCTGCATACGTCTTTCGACATAGCAGGAGTGAAAATACCTTTCCAAACATCAGGATCTTTAAGTAAAGAGGGGTCAGACTTAATATGTTTGCCATCTAGTTTTCGGAAGCTCTTGAGAGCAGCTTCTTCATCTAGACAGGCAGGACGACGTGATGTTGGATAAGGGGGGGGAAGTATGGAGGTTCCAGTTTGAACTGGAGTTGGCATGAGCTTGGAGCGGCGAGGCCAGGAGGCAGTATAATTTATAAGGGCAAAAGTACGGACTCCCGGAAAGGCTTCTTCAAGGGTAGTGGGATCGGAAATAACAAGGGGACAAGATGGGGGAATAAGATAAGGACCTGTGGGCATAGAAATGTTGGAAGTGAAAAAAGGAGAAGAGTTGAGCTCTTCTATGAATTCTTCCACTTCTTCTCTAAATACGGGAGCACAGATAGATTCTTTAATCTTTGAGTCATTTCGAGACGCAACGTGATAACCAAGTAGGCCACGGGCAACAGATTCGGAAGTTGATATGAAGGGTAAACAACAATCTCCGGAAATGCCACCATAGCCTGGTATGGAAATATAATCTACTAACGTTTTAAGGTTAGTAGTGACGGGAAGAGTGAGACTGCCCCATCCAGAAACTTCTATATCAGAATCCATTTGACGTGGTCTGAAAGAAAGTTCCTTAGAGGCAGTAGTGGGATTTTCCTGCTCAACTATTTCTAACCGTTGTGCGCCATGGGACTGGCGTATAACGGAAAGATCATTGAGAGAGGGAAGGTGACGAGTAAGATCTTTTCTTGGACGAATACCAGGAATGAAAAACATTGTTAGATCGCGCCGTTGGGAACGAGCGGCGATAGCTGGGTCTTTATTAAGAGAACCAACTTCTATTATGTCTTTCCAGTAAACTGTTTCCTGATCTCGGACTGTTGAAAAGGTGGGTGAAATTGTGAAGGACTTGAAGGGACCAAGTATTTGATAGTGAGTGGGCATAACACAGATTGTGGACGTAATCCATGATACCCATCCATCGACATCCTTTTTAGAGGGGTCGACTGGATGGAATGTGCAATTGTAAGTATTGGAGATAACTCTTGGAGCTATACTGTCAGCATAAAGCTGACCTCCTTGTGAAACATGAGTAGGAAGTGGGGCTATTTTAGCTGGGTTAGCTTTAAGTGAAGTGAGAAGACGTTCGCGGGTGCGAAGTTGTGCAAGGTCAATTGAATCGGACGTGAAAGAATCATGTCGATCACTAGAAATCAAACCGGCGAAGCGAAGTAGGTACAAGGCTGCGTCAATAATTTTTCCAATGAGGGCAATGAAAAGGACAATAAGGGTGACTAGGACTAGGCCGCCAATAATACCTCCTGTAAATGAACCAGCTAGGGTGGCTGGAAGATCATTAGGGGGGGGTGTAGGAGTATTATGTGGAGCGGCCATTACATCATGAAGCATAGCTTTATGACGAATTGTATCGGGAAGAATAGTATAACCAAAATCTCGAATCATTACTGTTACATCAGGGTATGTGGGAATACCTCGAGAAGACGAATAAGAAACTGATTGAGGATAAGTTTCACAAGTATAACGATTACAATAACCAAGTTCTTCAACTTGTTGATAAGGAAAAGTAACTCCAATCATCGGAAAGGATTCAGGACGAGGGGAAACTGGAGCATTAACAAATCGGTCAAAAAGAATACGAAAATCTACTTGATCTATTGAAATAGGAAGAAACGTGGAGTTATGTTCCCATTCAATGATTTGAATAAACTGTTCTGGAAAGAACATTTTATATAATAATTTTAACCAATGGTATATCATTTCCTTTTGAGGATGATCATGGGCTTTACCTAGTATTCTTGCTTTAAATTCGTCATAGGACATGACATAACCCAAAGCAGGACTAGGTAACTTAAGTGATTCTGAAAAAGTCAGGGGCACAAATTTTTTATCACTTACCGCCTTGTTTTCAACAAGGCCGGCTTGTCCAACTTTGAGTTGGGCAATAGGAGTTAAAAGTGGAACTATTGGAATAATTCCATTAACAACTCCATGAACAAAAGGTTCAGCAGCTTGTCTTGTATAATTGAGAGAATCAATAAACGAGGTAAAGCCGCTACCTAAATAGGAACGGGTTGTAGCTAGGGCAGATCTAGCCGCACTTACCCCAAACATTTGACTTGAGTGTGTTGGAAACACACCAAAGCCATAGTCTGGGGTCGTGCGGGTAGTCGTACTAGTACTTGATGACGTAGAGCTGGGGGCAGGGGGAATTCTTTTCGAAATTCCCTTAAGCCCCTGCTCTATATCGGGTTGAGCTTTGGATGCTGAAGATGGCGCGTAGGGATCGCTAAACGCTTCTTCAAACATACTTGGTTTTTCTCCTGGTGGGCCAGGAGAGAACCAATCGCTCTTTGAAAGAGATTTAAACCAATCTGACACCGTGCCGGACACGGGTGCAGGGTTGGTTGGTTGAGGCTGTGTGGAAGTAGTTGATACTGATGCAGTAGTTTCAGGTACCTTTAACATTTCACCAAAATCGAACGGAACAGAGCCTCGTTCGAATTGTTGGAAATAATAAAGATAACGATCTGTAATCATATCAACCAATTTAACAAAACCATCTACGCCTGAAAGGTCTTCAGCGGGTAGATGTTTTCGTGTTACATGGTCAAATTTACTAACGAGGAACTTAGTATATTTGTATTGCATTATTGAACCATATGCTTCTGGATTTGTATCTCCAGAAACTGTAACAACGAAATCGCGGCGGCGATTAAGGGCTTCATTGTTACAAACACCTTTGGTGTTGTTGGCCCATTCTTGTTCACCTATGTTAGTGGTCAAACCAATTAACGTAGATTTAAAGAATGCATTACCTTTATCTTTAAGTTCAGCCATGGGCAATGCAAAAGGATTGGTGCCTTTTGCATAAATGAAAGTCTGAGCTTCCATATCTGTGGCTTCTTGGGAAGTGAACTGAAAGAAATCATCTAAAATAAAAGCAAAATTGCCTTGATAATTAGACCAGTAAGCATCCTGAACTGAATGTAATCCAACTTGGGAGTCGGACCACACATGATCAGGAAAATGAGTTGTACAACGATGTGCAAGTGGAGTGGTGAGTGAATGAAGTTTAAGGAAAACGCCATGAAACAAGTTCATAGCCATTTCTGATTTGCCTGTACCAGCGGCGCCAGTAAGAACAAAGGCTGTTGGTTCCTGGCGACGAACGCCAGCTTTAATTTGGGCTTCAAAGGTGCTATAAAGGTCCTTGCGAGAAGCAAGGACTCGTGAGGCTGTTGCATAAAGGTCTTTTTGACCCATTTTCCAAACGGAAGCTTGGAGAGAGGCTAGCTGAGTATACTTAGTACAGTAATCAGCTTTTTCATGCATAGGAATTTTGTCGATAGGACGATCAACAAAAGAAACAACAGAAGAAAAACAATCACTAAATAATTGGGCATGTTTAGTGGACTCAAAGAAAGGGGACTGGAAAATGAACTGCCAGCCCCAATCAATGATTGCTTTAACAATATTTGTTACAAACTCAAGAAACTTAGGAAGTTTCTCAAAAAAGCACATTATTGTTGTACAATCTTTAAGCATTGGAAGTGATTTGAATTGAAGTGAAGAAGTGAATCGTGAGACACCGGCAGCGCCGGAGGTTAGCTTAGAAGCCAACCAATTTAAGAGAGAAAACGGAACTGAATCCGCATCTGACATATGAGTTGCAACGGCAACTGGTTCTGTAGAGAAAATTGAAGGGAAGGCTGATAAGACACCAAAAACACCAAAGAAAAATAAAAGTAGACTAACTACTATGAAAACAATAATGCAAGCATATTCTTTAATGAATTCGATGAAACGAGATGCTGTTTTAGAAACAGAATCCCAAATACGTTCAAAAAGACTGACAAAGGATGAACCAATGCCATTTAACATGCCTGCACCAAAGGATCTGCCGAGATCTTCGGCTAGTTTAGGAGAAATATTGTCGGTAATAATTTTTTTGACTTTGGGAGCGGCGCTTCCAAAGTCCATGCCATCAAAGGCATCTTGGGCGGCTTTAGTGAACATATCACTAGTGTGACGAAACATTGTTTTAAGGACGAGCGAAAGCTCATCATTAGGAAAAAGAATTGGGTAAGCTTTAAGAAGCTTACGACGGATACGGGATGGGAGGGGATTAGAAGGGACGGGGTCGGAAGGGGAAAAGAAAGGGTGGCAAAAAGATGCCTGAGCCTTAAAAGCACGCATTGCTGCGTGATAATTAGGCAATCCATGACCTTCCATCCAATAAGTGAACATAGACTGTGAATATTGGAGAGGAAAATTTGATATGACACCAGGAGCATAGTGTCGGTCAAGGAGGAACGCACGAAAAAATTCCATGTCAAATTGAAGATTTCCAGTGTAAGCTGGATCTTGATGAGAAATGGAAGAAACTAAGGAACTGTATTCGTGATAAATTGTGCGTTTCTTTCCTTTACATCGTTTAGATTTAAGGTTGGAGGACTTCTTAGCGAGATAGTCATCGTTAGGTTGAAGATCGGAAGGATCCATATCGGAATGGTGAGTAGGCGGGAAGTCTGTGAAGACAGGTAGGGGGGGAGGGGGAATTAAATGATAATCGTGTGGGGTAAGTGGGACGAAACCAAAGGAATTTGCGAGGTTAAAAATAAGAGATTCAAGATTAAACTCAAGTGAGGTGCAATACCAATTAAAAGTGGGAGCATGATAACGGAATTGCGAAGTAAGGTCGGTTATACGATCGTGAAGTGAAGTGATTGGACGAATATTCAGAAACATCTGTAAAGACATATCTGGAATTATTAGAACATGAAATGGTTGAAGTGGAAAAAGTGCATAGGACAAGATAGAACGATTTTGTGAGAAAAGTTGATGAGCAAAAGTCAAAGA